AAAAAAATCGTATCTTCAATACAATTACCACTTGGTAGAAAGAAAAAGTTAGGTAAATAATGGCAAAAGTAAGTAAAACGTTTGTAGCAAGAGAAAAAAGTTATAAAAAGTCATCACTTGGTAATAAAAAACGAAGTGTTAAGTTTTCATCAATGAATAAATCTAAAAAACGTAGTTGGAAAGCGTATAACGGACAAGGAAAAAGTTAAAATGGCCGTAAGAGAGGGAGATAAACTTACAACAGGTCACGGTTGTGCCTCAATAACCACTTTAGCAATATCTTTAGTTAGAACAGTTAAGGCAAACGGTATATATGGCGCTGTAAGAGGCACACCTACCGTGTCACACTTAATTGGTACACCACCTAAATGTAATAGTCATAGATCAACACTAAAACAAGGTTCACCAAACGTGTTAATTGGCGGTATACCTTGGGGACGTGTAGGTGATAGTGCTGATGCTGGTGCAATGATCTCTGGATCCTTAAACGTTTTAGTAAACGGCAGATAATTCATATAAATATTGTTATGGCTTATTCAAACTATGATGCAACAACAACTAATAAGAGTAAAAGATCAAATAGTATCTATAGTGATTTAAATTTGAGTTTTACTAAAAATCCTGCTACAAAGGATGTTGCAAAAGTTTTTGATATACAGGCAATAAAAAGAGCTGTTAAAAATATAATTTTAACAAACAAATACGAAAGACCTTTTAATCCAGATTTTGGTGCAAGTTTAAGAGATTATCTTTTTGAAAATTTAACACCACCAATTTTGATTAAAATAAAAGATAGAGTTGTTACCGCTATTGAAGACTTTGAACCTAGAGTACAAGTCGAAGATGTTATTGTAAGAGAAGACTTTGATGGAAATGGTGTGAACATTACAGTTTCATTTTTAGTAATAGGCACAAGTGAACCAATAACATTAACAACATTTTTACAAAGAGTAAGATAATATGTCAAATCATAAGTTACAAATATCAGAATTAGATTTTGAAAATATAAAAGCATCATTAAAAAGATTTTTATCAAATCAAAATGAGTTTAAAGATTATGACTTTGAAGGCAGTTCACTTTCAATTTTGTTAGACGTGTTATCATACAATACACACTATCTGTCATATAATGCCAATTTCGTAGCAAACGAAATGTTTTTAGATACAGCTGAACTAAGATCAAGTGTGGCATCATTAGCTAAACTTGTAGGGTACACACCTATTTCAGCAAGAGCACCTGTTGCTGATTTAAAAATGGTTATTAATGATGGTAGTGGTTCCACAATTACTATTCCAGCAGGTACAAAATTTTCATCTGTCATAGATGAGGTGTCTTATTCATTTGTTACTGTAGGTGAAAAAGTTATACAACCTGTTGATGGTGTATACACAGCACAAAGTTTAAATGTATATGAAGGTACTTACGTAAGTTATAATTATGTTGTTAATACATCTGATGTTGATCAAAGATTTTTAATACCAAGTGATAAAGTTGATACCACAACTATTAGAGTCACCGTTCAAAATAGTTCTTCAGATTTAACAGTTAACACATACACTAAAGCAACATCAATTACAGAATTAGATAGTACATCAAAAGTTTTCTTTTTACAAGAAGCTGAAGATGGTCAATATGAAATATATTTTGGTGATGGTGTTATAGGTAAAAAATTAGATGATGATAATATTGTTACTATAAGTTATGTTGTTACAAACCAAACAGAAGCAAACGGTGCATCAAGTTTTAATGTTTTAGGATCTATTGCAGGATTTACAGACATTATCATTACTGTAAACTCAAATGCACAAGGCGGTTCAGAACCTGAAACAATAGAAAGTATTAGAAAAAATGTTCCTAATTTTTATTCATCACAGGATAGAGCTGTAACAATAGAGGATTACAAATCAAAAGTAAAACAACTATATGCTAACACACAAGCAGTTTCTGCTTGGGGTGGTGAAAATGCTGAAACACCTTTTTATGGTAGAGTTTATATTTCTATTTTACCAACAAGTGGCTCTAATCTTACTGAGTCAACAAAGGCAAGAATAGTAACAGACTTAAAAAA